TCACAAGGCGATCAACCTCGTGTGACTGAGACTGATTTGCGTGATATGAATAAAACACCGCGCTTGCAGTATCAACGCGCACCCATGAACCGTACTGCATACCGCAGTGAAGGAAGGAGATACTGATGTTTCAGCGAAAAATGTTGCGTCGTAGCCGTCCATCCCGCCGATAAACTTGACAGACGGTAAGTAAACGCTTACAAACCGTCCCAAAGGAACCAATATGGCTGTTTCAACGGAAGAAATCCTCAAACTGATTCGCGGCAACGGCAAGTCCAAGGTCGAGGTCGAAGTTGAGGGTAAAGAAGATGAAGCGATGGAGGATGAAGAGAAGCCTGCGCTCTCCGGTGCGGAATCTCCTCCAATGGCTTCGCCCATGTCCACACCTGAACCCAAAAAGGGTGAAGAGATGCAAGGCCGCATTGATGTGCAGCTTGGCATGGGCATGTTGATGGGAGCCTTACAGAAGTTTCCTGATAATTCCAAGGAAGCTAAAGCATTGACCGATGTCATTCGTAGTCTTGGTTCTGCCTTTGGCGAGATGGATGCCAAGGCCAAGGAACTAGCTCCTGCTGACATCTTGCAAATGATCCAGACACTGCCGCAAGCTGGTGGCGCATCGGCTGAGATGCGTTCGATGGCTGCGTCACCTGTTCCTGGTACTGAAAAACCACCACTCCCTATTTAGGAGCACATCATGGAATTGTTTAAGCCTCGCGCTGGCACGATCCGCAAACCTCTGGATAACCAGCAGCAAAATGGTCAGGTCTACAACCCACCTCGTTATGATCAGTACGGCGGTCTTACGGGTGCTAACAAAGTTTCGCGCAACAAGATGACGCTCAGCAAGCCTGGCGACACCAAGCGCGTTTACTAATTTTTTTGAAGGGCTGAACGATGTCTCTCGAATCATTAACCTCCGATGCAAGAGATGAGCTGGCCGCGCTTGCAAAAGCGTTGGCTGAAAACCCGAAGACTCGCAAAGAGTTTTTGAAGCTCACAAAAACTGCACATCCCGACTTGCCTGTACCTGAGATTGAAATCGAAGAACAGACAAACCGTGCTATTTCAGCGCAAGAGGCAAAAATTGCCGCTTTAGAAGCAAAACTCCGTGAGAAAGACGCGAAGGAAGAGTTATCCCGTCGCCGTAACACGCTCAAGGAGAAAGGTTTTGCGGAGAATGATGACGACATCAAGATGATCGAGAAAATCATGGTTGAAAAAGGCATCAACAACCATGAGACTGCGGCTCAGTACATCATGCAAGAGAAGCAGCTCGACCGTCCGACACCGGTGTTTAACGGTTCGACCATCATCAACAAGATGGGTGTACAGAACTTCTTGAAGAATCCGGTGGCGGCTGCGCGAGAGCAGGCCGCACAAGCGTTCAATGAGTTGCGCGGCAATAGCCGACAACGACCCATTGGTTTAGGTTAAGGGCTGTTTCTTAGGAGCACAACATGGCTATCGGTGGTGGTATTCTTCCAGCATCGGGCACCAGTCAGTTCAATGAACTTACCTATGTAACTCGTAGGGCGTTCATCCCCAAACTGGTTGTCCAGCTTTACAACTCAACGCCCCTGCTTGCTGCATTGCTGGCGAACTCTCAGACCGCTTCAGGCGGTGTGTCGTCCGTCACCGTACCAGTTCAGGGTTCTCAATTTGTTAACGCCCAGTGGTCGGATTACTCTGGTTCGTTTGCTCAGCCTGCTGTTCAGCAGGGTGCGTATAACGCCGAGTGGAACTTGAAGCTGATGATCGCCCCTGTACCGTTCCTCGGTATGGAAGGTGCTGTTCAGCAAGACTACGCAGTGATCCCCTTGATCGAGGCTCGCATGAACGATGCGACCAACGTCATGATGGACGCTATGGCAACGTCGCTGTACACCAACACGACCAACACCCAACAGTTCACAGGCTTGCCTGCTGCTGTGGATGATGGCACCGGTACAGCAACCTACGGCAACATCAACCGTTCGACCTACACTTGGTGGAAGTCAAAGCAATACGCTGCTGGTTCGGTTAACCCGACCCGTCAGAACTTGCTTCAGTACATCTCCGGTACGGTCAAGAACTCGGCTGAAGTGCCGTCGTTTGGCGTATGCGGCTTTGGTACTTGGACGCTGTTGCAACAGGACTTTGTAGGCCAAGAAACCTACATGATCACACCTGGTAGCAACTTTGCAAACAGTCCAGACGGCCCGTCTTCTGGTTTCCGTGCATTGATGGTTGCTGGTGTACCGATCTACCCCGATCCGTACTGCCCAGAAGGTACGCTGTACTTGCTGAACACCAACTATCTGAGCATGTATATCCATGAACAGGCTGAGTTTGCGTTCACTGGTTTTGAGTCCACGCTACCTAACTGGCAGATTGGCTATGTTGGTGCTGTGTTGACCATTGCAGAAATGGTTTGCACGAAGCCAAAGGCCATGACTAAGGTAACGGGTTACAACTCGTTAACCCTGTAAGGAGCAAAAAATGGCACTTGCACTTAATAAAATCATCGTTAGTGGCTTAGCTGCTAACTCTGATGGCGCTTATTTTGACGCTGGCTCGCAGACGGTTGCGGCAGGCACTGATGTTGTGATCCCTGCGGGTCTCTACATCATGTTTCCTGTTAACAATCTGTCTGTGAAAGCCTCGCTTGATGGCTCTTCATTTTCAACAATTATGGCGGCATCTAGTGTTACCGGTGGCGTTGTTATTTCGGATGGGGTGAACGTCAAGTGGAGTTCTGCTTCTGGTACCGTGACTGCTCAGTATCTGACAATCAACGGTGGACAGTCAGCAACTGGCACTTACAACACTTAATTGGAGTAAAGCATGGATGCCAACAAAGTAGGTAGTCTGCTACCTCAGCAGTTCGGAGGTATCCTGCTTGGGACATTGGTCGGCGCGGATATGAATTCGACTGCCGATCAAAAAATCACAATCTTTAGCAATCCGTCCAAGTACATTGTGCGTCGGATTGTTGTGACGAATGCTTCAACTTCATTGACCACGGCTGCTGGCGGCGTTTATACCGCTGCTAGCAAAGGTGGTTCTGCGGTGGTTGCTTCATCCCAGGCTTACTCCACACTGACAAGTTCCGCACTGTTTCTTGATTTGACGCTTAATACGTCGTCTAGCATCAACATTACCGTGAAGTCGTCTGTACCCAACCTTTATTTGTCGCTCACGACAGCACAAGGTGCGGCTGCAACGGCTGATGTCTACGTTTACGGCGATATACTGCAAGCGTGATTTACGTTACAAACAAGGGTGCTCATCCATTGGCCGATAGTTATGATGGTCATGTGTATGAGTTCCCGCCCAATACTTGCATCGGGATAGCTGAAGAGGTGGCAAAGCACATCTTTGGTTATGGCGATGACAACAAGATTCCTTATTTGGCTCGCCACGGTTGGATGAAAATGAATACGGACTATGATGCTGCGATGAAGCGTCTTAGCGAGTTTGCATTTAGCCGCGAGCCAGTAAATACCAGCCACTTGTCAGCCCTGGTGGTGGAGCGAGTAGCCCCTCCTCATCCGAAAGGAAAGGCGGGGCCAAAGTCCAGCTCCTTGGCATCTAGCCAATGAGGTTTGAATGGCAACTTACTCTGGGTACATCACAGAGGTTAGAAGGCTTCTGCACGATGCGGCTGGTAACTTTTGGACGGACACCGAACTAGCCGACTACATTAACGGTGCGCGTGAGCGCGTCGTTCGTGACACAGGTTGCCTTCGTACGTTGCAGTCATCGATAGCAACCAATGCTGTCGAAACCATCAATTATTCTGCATTACCTGAAGCAACACGCACGATTGATGTTTTGAACATCAACTTGTACTGGGGGAACACCCGTATTCCGTTGCGATACATGGCCTGGTCTGACTTTAACGCGCAGTTGCGTTTCTGGCAGAACTACACGGGTAGACCCGTTGCATTTAGTCTTTATGGGCAATCGACTATCTTTTTAGGCCCAATTCCCGATCAAAACTATGTGATTGAAGTCGATACGGTGGTGCTGCCACTGCCTTTGACTTCTAATTCATCGGTTGAAACCATTCTTGACCCTTACACCACGCCTGTTGCTTACTACGCAGCGCATACCGCTAAGTACAAAGAGCAAAGTTACGGTGAG